GAGATTCAATGCAAGTAGCCAGCAACAGGTAGATCAGTTCTTTGCTAATCTTGCTACGCAGGTTCAGCAGTTCAATGCATCTCAGGTAAATGCACAAGAACAATTCAATGCAGGTCAACGTAATACTGTTGAGCGTTTTAATGCTGAACTAAATAATCAACGTGACCAGTTTAACGCGCAAAATCAACTTGTTATTTCACAAAACAATGCCCAATGGCGTCGTGAGATTGCAACAGCAGATACCGCTGCAGTTAACCGTGCTAATGAACTAAATGCTGCTTCTATCCTAGATGTCAGTAAAACTGCTTACGATAATCTGTGGCAGTATTATGCAGATACTATGGAGTGGGCATGGACATCCGCTGATAATCAGCTTGATCGTATCACAGATATGGCTATTGCAGAGTTGACAGCAGACACTAATTTAGCAACACAACAGATGTCAAATGACTCTGCTGCTGGGGGTGCTATTGGTAGTCTTATCGGTACACTTGGCAGTGCATGGATTTCGTCTAGCCTATGTTGGGTAGCCCGTGAAGTCTATGGTGCTGGTGATACTCGTTGGTTTGTATTCCGCACATGGATGCGGTACAACGCTCCTAAGTGGTTATACAAACTATATGAAAAACATGGTGAGTCTTACGCTGCATTTATTAGCAACAAACCTGTATTTAAATGGGCTACCAAGAAGCTGATGGATTTGGTGGTCGAAAGAGGGAGCAAAGTTTATGCGTGACAATCCCGCCGTACAAACGTATAATAACATTCGTCTTGACGAAATGCCAGAGCCAAAAAAACCTACACTATCAGGTTTGCTTGCGCCTCGCAAGACAATGAAAGAAAAAGCAGAGGACAGGTCTAACGAGCCTTTGGCACGTGTTGTGGCGCACATGTCTGCTATCCGACGTAAAAGGAATGATATAAATGGCGGAACGTAACGAGCCACTATTTGATGCTCCTATTCCCGGCATGGCATTGACCCATGAACTGGGCGCAAGGCCGTGGCAGAGTCCACCTCAATACGCAACAGTTGATGAGGCCATAGAATATTATCTATCTCGTATGGCTACGGATGAAGTAAATGATCAGATACTGGACGTGCTTGAGATGGGTGTTCCTGTAGCATCGTTGGCTAATACAATGCAAATGGCAAATGTCATGGAGGGCAAGCACAGTGTTGATGTAGGCATTCTTGTGCTACCTGTGATTATGGAAATGATGATGCTAATTGCAGACAGCGCCAAGATAGATTACGAGACAGGTCTTGGTAATCCAGATAAAGTAAAAACACGTCCAAGTCTTATAGCAAAACTAAAGAAAAAGTTGGAAGATGAGAAAAAAGAAAACGGTGACGACAAAGAAGAGACTGAAAAACCTGAAGTAGAAGAACAGGAAGATGACAAAGAAGAGCCTAAAGGGCTAATGGCACGGAGAAAATAATGCCGCTGTTTGGTAGTAATTTTGCACAAGGCTTCATCAAAGGTGTTGCAGAAAGCGTAGATGAGCGTTTAAAAGACGACATGGACCGCACGTTCAAACGTGCAGATCGTGCCGCTGATTATCATATTCGTCGTAAAGCTGCTGATCAAGAGCGTTATGACGCAGAAATGCGTGACGTTGAAGACCTGCTGAACAGTTTTGCTGCATTTACGGGTGGTGACCTTGATAAGGCTGCGCAGCTATACAAAGCTGGCGGTGGTAGTGTAGAAAACGCAAAAGCATTTTATACCACACTAAATGACGCACAAAACAAATTAGGTGATGATTTCGACATTAACAGAGCTGTGACATTTGCAGAGTCTCAGGCTGGTGAACTTGGCATGGCAGACTATCTTGGCAATCTTGTACGTCGTCCCAGAGATTTTGTTGCAGCATCTCTGCCCGACAGCACTATGGGTGGAGTTGGTCTATTCCGTGCGTTTCAGCCCGGTGAGTCTATTCGCAAAGATATTGCAGAGCAGGTTGAGTCTGCTATCCCCACAAGTGCAAGGAATTTTACAGAATCAGAAATTGGCACAGCTTCTGTTGACTACGGCCAGCTTCCGACATCCACAGAATACGGTTTAAAAATGGAAAGTGAACGTGTCGCGCTGTCTACAAGTAAACTAAATTTGCAGAAGCTTACAAAAGAAATAGCAGATTTAGGTGGACTTACGCGATCTGAAGGGCGCACTTATTGGAACGATACCAAAAGAGAGTTTTTAAATGCGGCTGCACTTCCTCTTGACGACGACGGGGAGTTTCTCTTGAGAGACGCCTCTGATAGACTAAGTGAAGCACAAGAAGCCTATTCAAAATCCTTGAGAGATACAGTTCAGTATTTTGTTGATACTGGATCAGTAGGAACTAAGAAGGGTCGAGATATGCTTGCTGGATATGCAAGAAATCCTTTTGTTGTAGCTACAGAAGCCCCGCGAAACGATAGCGATGGCACGTTAGATTTTAGATCAATGAGTGTGGGTTCATATTACGCCGTAAAGTATCAAGGTTCCGACAATCCTGAAACATTTATTTTTGCAGGTTATGATACAGATGGCGAACCTATAAAAATCAGGGTTAGGTAACATGTCTCAAAGAACTACTGTACCTCTCACTCAGGATGATCTTGATCAGGTAAACGATGGCAGTGTTGTTGTAGAACCCCCAACTGTAGAAATACAAATAGACGACAACAGACCCACCGTTCCATTGACAGAAGACGATCTAAAAGCTGTCGAATCTTCTCCCCCCAAAAAACCAGACCCATATGTGCCTTTTGACGAGCGCATTGAAGTGGACGATGCTTCTGTTGCACCTGTGCAAGAAGAGCCACAGGAGTTTGTGTCCCTACGTGATCTGGAAAACGATGATGATCTTGTAGAAGACATACTACAATATCGACTAGACAGATTTGGTGTAGAAAAAGATGAAGGTGCCGTTAATCTTCTTACAGGTGCTTTTGTCGGTCCCACGCAAGAAGCTACAAACGAAAACATAATTGATGACTTTTTGGATCATCACAGGTTTCTCATATCTAACAGCGTAAATTCAATAGCAGAAGTTGGTTGGCTTCGCGGTCTAAAACAAAAAGAAGAAGCCGCCATAGAAGCGGGTGACACAGATCGTGCTAATAACTTTGCAGAGCAACGCGCCCGTGCTAGACGACTGTATCTTAGAGCAGATCAATTAGGAGGTTTGTTTGGAGAGGGCCGTAAGGCACGATACGAAGGCATGGATTTGTCTGAACGTATTGGTGATACGGCAGAAACAGTAGGCACATATGTCCTATCTGGACTCTCTGATCCACTTACACTGGTAACGGCAGGTATAGGCAGGGTCATGGCTGGCGGAGCAGCTATGGCAGGTAATCCTTTCCGTGCTGCCTTGATGGCTGCTGTGGGAGCGGCACCGGCAGAAGCAGGTTCTGCTGCTGTTGTAGATTACGCTGTTCAAAAAGCAGAAATAGAAATGGGTGTGCGTGACACTGTAGACTACAAACGAACTGCGATTGTAGCCGGTGTTGGCGCGGCCACCTCTGGGGTTTTGTCTGCTGGCGGTGCTACCGTATCTGCTCTAAAAACAGACAAAGTTACACGGGGTGAACTTACAAACGCACTGAAGAAAAATACAGAGAGACAAACAAAAGCTGCTGAACGCACAAATGCCCGTTTAGGCAATGAGTCGAGGCTAATCCGTGAACGTCTTGCAAAAGGCATTACAGATGTATATGGCGCAGACGCAATTGTAAGAAACAAAAAGGGTGAAATAACGGGTATAGATAGTAAGATCATTCGTGAATCTGATTATGCTGGACGATTAAAAGATGAGCTTGATCTTGATCTTGACTTAGTGGCACCTTCACTTAGCTTTAGTACCTTTGAGCGTGTAACAGCATCCACTGGAGAGGTAATAGAGGCTGTAAGAGACAAGAAACTAAAGTTTATAGATGGCGTTACGGGCAAAGAAGTAAAAGATTTTTCTGCACCGTTGCAGAAGAATGAGATGGTTAGTGAAAGACTACTCAATATTCTTTCTAATGTTCGTGAAGACTCCCAAGACGCAGTTGCAGATATATTAGGTAAATATGGAATAACACAAAGAGAGTTGGCTGCAACGCTGTTTGCAGACGCAAGCTGGGCAGGTAAGAGGCTCCGTTCTCTTAGAGATTTGAGTGACATCGTAGGTCGGGCTGGTAGGGCAAAAACTATTGGTGAGGCTGTTGAAGAAGGAGAGGCGGCTGCAGAAGCCAGTTTTGGTCGTTTATTCCGTAGGCTAGAAGACATACGTCGTCTGACACTTGTTAGCGGCATTGCTACTGCTGTCCGTAACAATTTCTCGCAGGTTCTTAGAAGTGGTGTGGAACTGCCAGTATATGCTTTGGAGTCCGCCATCAACCCACGAAAAAAACTCGGTCTTCGTAATACTTTTGCACAATTAGAGCATACTTTTTACGATCCAAAAGATGCTGCAACAATAGCGCAGTTTATGCTTGACTTAAATGCAAATCAAAAAGCCAGATTCTACAATCAATTCTCAGAAGTTAAAAATTATCTGAACAAAAAGAACCCCGGACAGGCATCCACATCTAAACACGGAGAAGGTTTAGGTTTGGGATCGCGGTTTCTTGACGGCTGGGAAAATGTCGTACACTCGTTTAACTATTTAAACAGGTTGCAGGAAGCTGCATATCGTAATGGTATGTTTACTGCATCTCTTCAACGACAGTTGTTTGACGAGGGTAAGGACATTATTGAAGTTCTTAACTCCGGTAAAGTAACAGAAAACATTTCTGAATCTATGGTAGCAAAAGCTGTAGATGATGCCCTTGAATTTACGTATGCGTCACAACCACAGTTTGCACCCTTCCGCTTCTTAAACAATATGATTGTAAAATCGGGAGCTACTTTAGCTATACCGTTTCCAAGATTTATGTTTAAGGCATTGGAAATGACTTATAACTATAATATTACCGGAGCCGCAACCGCACTTACCAGAATGTTTTTACAGAAAACTCTTGGAACAGATTTACCCGGAGGTGTTGCTAAGGCTGCAGGTAGAACGATTACAGACGGTCAGTACAAACAGTTTGCTCAAGGTCTTGCTGGAGGACTTCCTTTACTTAGCCTTGGATATATGCTGCGTGATCCAGAGGGGCCACAGGCTGGAAGCGAATGGTATATGTTAAAAGACGGTTTGGGTAACGAGTTTGACGCCAGACCATTCTTCCCACTTACTCCGTATCTTTTATTTGGAGAGTGGATGCACAGGTGGCAAGAGGAGCGTCCTAATATCTTCAGAGCGCGGGAAGCTGTAGAGGGTTTGACAGGTGCTAACTTCAGGGGATCAGGGCCGTCTGGCAAAATGTTAGAAGACCTTGTGACTATGTTAAACTCTGATGATCTAGGGGATCAGAGAGCTTTTACCATAGGACTTAAAGAAATGGGAAGGTACATTGGAGAAGCTGCCGTAGGATATGGTCAGTTTATATTCCAAGTGGGAGACTTTGTACCTATGGATCAACGGATGAAAGATTATAAGGATGATCCTGAATATGGTGATGGTCTGAGAGCGTTTCTTGGTGGATTGGCAGAACCCTTCATATCACGTATTGAACGTGTAAAGGAAGCAGCACCAGATATACTTGGCTTTGAAGAAGAGTTTCCGTACAAAGAAGACCCACGATTTGAAGAGGTGCCTGAAAGGGTCATGCCATTTATGAAGATTTTGTTTGGTGCGACTCTTACACGGGTGCCGCCTAAATATGTAACGGAGCTAAATAGACTTGGCTTCACATATGTAGACTTTATGGCAAAAACAAACTCTCGTAAACTTGACAGGGTTATGAATAGAGAGATGGGCAAAGCTATGCAAAGTGAAATGCCTGAACTATTGCGTGTTTTGAAAGACGATCCTGCCATAAAAAATGAAGATGGCAGTATAAATAAAAGTCTAATGAAAACAGAAATAAAAAATTACATTTCTGTCATAAAACAGATGAACTTTGCCGCCTTGCGAGATTCAAATTTAGAAGCTATTCACGCCTCCGACTTACAGAGATTTAGTCGCCTTGGTCCTACCGGACGTTCTGCAGCTATGATAGCATTTAAACGTGTAAAAGGAAGGTCAGCAGATTTTAACGTGCCAGAGGACGTTGCAGAGCTTATAGACTTTGGAAAAAATCATTTCAAAACCTATGCAAAGCAGCGAAAGGCAATTCCTAAATAGACTCTAGTATGCCTATGGCAAGTATGATAGCGCCCACGGAGTTTAGGACAATCAACGCTCTATCATTCCACATGAAGCCCACCCAACCCCACATAGATACTCCTATAAAACTTAGGATCAGGTCCAGTTGGTTGGAATAATCAGCCGCCCGTACAACAAATGCTGACAGTATAAAGAAGCTGGCAGTCCATTTGACATACCAACTTGCATCTTTATACGGCGTTACTTTATCTACTTTACGCATACTTCTTCAGGTTGTCGAAGTATGCTGCATTCCAACCCCGCTGCCATTCACGGTACGGGGTTGTGTTTTTCTTGAGTGGGTTTGCAACAACATGATGCTTACCCTTACGCATTTCAGTTTTGCTAAACGCGCCATACCCATCACGATAGTTCTTATCCAGACTCTTATTCATCTTAGTCTCCTTCAGGCCAGTTGTTGAGAATTGCAAGGCGATCTTCGTGTACAGCCATCTTGTCTAACTCTGACTGTACAGCTTCCATGATATCAGAGTGTTCTCCAATACCAGCAGGATTTTTGAAATAGGTTTCGATGTTCATCATATGCAAGTGAACATTTGCCTGTGCGTGATTTTTCAACACGCTAATCATCTTTTCTTTCACTCTTCTTCTCCTTTTCATCCACTGTTTTGCTTCTCGTTCTATGTTTAGCATTATGTAGCCTCTATGTCAACTACCTCACATACACCAGCAGTGCAAGCCAACTCACGTCCACCTGACGTGGTATCTTCTTTCTCGTAGTCCTGCAGCCATGTCCAATCAATAGACTTTGGCATCTTCTTTATCATATCTCCGTATTCTTCGACAGAGCAGTCTTGATACGGTGCTTGCTTGTAGGTGTGTTCACTGAATGGCAAAAAGCTGATACCAGACACTTCATCAAAATGTTCGTAGACCCACGAGCCTACTTCCATCCATTCGTGTTCTTTGACAGAGATAGTTACAGATGGTTTATGTTCGCACCAGTTACGCTGATACAGAAGCCACAAATCAAGCTGCTCAATGGCTGTCATGTCAAACCGTGTAACGGCACCATGAGGCGATTTCATGGGGAAGCTGAACACTGTCGTGCTATCCGGTTTCATCACATCAGGCTCAGAAGGCACACCTGAACTGACCATGAACTGTGTCAGCGGGTCTTTGTTATCGCCCCGCACCGTGCGAATGTAGTACGGGTTGTGACGCGCATGGATGCCACTGGCGCTGTCTACAAGCTGTGAGACAGTTCCGCTGGGCTTAACACAGGTAATAGCCGTAGAGATAGGTATATCAAGCTCTGCAGCCAAGTCTGCATTAGTCTTGACGGCTTCCACACGCAGTGCATTAAGCGTTGCACCCATATTCATTCCAAGATGCGCTGACTTACCGGACATCATGGCGTTATCCATAATGCCTGTCAAAGACACACCAAGCAGACGTTCTTCTTCTGTATTCTTACGCCATACACTCCGCAGATATTTGAAGTCCGTCAGAGTAGACTGGAACGTGCCAAGTATCGTAGCCAGACGAACCTTGTCTGTAAGCGTTTGCTGTGTATCAGACGCCCGTACAACAACCTCCGACAAATTACAGAACTGATACGGGCGCAGGATAATTTCACTACAAGGGTTGCAACCAAAGTCGTGATCTGTATCGCGGCGACCATTTTTCTGTGCTTGTTTTTTGGCGGCTTGGCGATTGAAGATACCACGTTCACCTGACTTGCTTTCATACAAGGACACCCACTCACGCATGAATGTACCCATCTCTGGTTTTTCTTTGTACGCAACACTATTGTTTGCCAACGCACGTTGGCCTTCACTCTCCCACCATTGACCTGACTTAGCGTGTCGCATCTGATCATCATTAAGATTAGACAGGCTAATTAGTGCGCTGCGGCGTACACCGCCAACGACGACAACCTCACCTATCTTACACATTAAGTCGTGGCACTCAATGGGATACAGGCGACGGCCTGATGCTTTCTTGAACATCTCTACCGTGAACTGAAACAGTTCCTCAAGGGGGGCTGGGCCACTCGCACGACCACCGAATGTCTTGAGACGTGCGCCAGCAGGACGAACCTCTGACGTGTCCCATTGTGGTACTTGCCCTGCGTACAAAAGCGAGATTAGTTCTCGCAGGGATTTGGCCCAGCCCGGACGTGAATCGCCAACTTTGATGACGGTATTTGTGTCATGCATAGTCTCATTGACGATTGGCAGCTTCTCTGTGTGGTGACGTTCCACAGAAAAGCCTACACCAGTGCCGCACATAAGGATATACATTGTCTCGTCAAAGGAACGAGGACTATCCACTGGTACGTAGGAGCAATTGTAACTGCCAACGTGGCAACGATCCAGTGCGGGACCGGCAGTCATTAATGCTCTCATGCTTGGCATGATGTTCTGATTAAGCACCGCTTCCTCTAATTCTTTTCTCAATGAATCAGAAAGCTGATAGTCATGTTTAGTGACCAGATGCCTAGTAATATAATCAAAGTATCTTTCGACTGTTTCACTCCATGTCTCCCTTCGTTGGTCATCTTCTTTCCAACGAGCATATCGGGAAAGAGCAATAAAGTTCTGATAGTCCGTAGGTAAATAGTTGTTCATAACATCACTCCGTGATTGTTCTAATATGCCGTATGTTTGCGCCATCTACATCGTAGAAATACTCACGCAAACCATCTTCTATTTCTGCTCCAACATCTTCGTCTGCCGGTACAGGATATTCTTCTGGATCAACCTCAATAGTTATAAAGACCTTAACCTTCATCGTAGCAGCCTTCTACTTCCTCTATCAACTTGTCCAGATACCACTGTGCTTTCTTTAGGTCTTCTGTACCATTCTTATAACGGTATCGCCATAGATATTTCATAATATTTCCTTGCAGATAATACTCGTAGCCATCACCTGTAGCAGCACGAATAGCGTCTATGCACTCAACACCTGTCTTGTTGTAGTGTGGAGGGCTGTTGACCATATCTTTAAATGCTGCCCCAGCTTCATCTGCTTTTATGGCTGCTCGTTTCATAAACTCTTCGTGACGCATTACGCGCTCCCTTTTGTTTTGCTTGAGAAGTTTAGATGCACGATATTACCGTCGCCCTGTGTAATCTGAATGTCGATATCGTCATCGTCATCATCATCTGGGTGTTCCATTTCCATGACAAAATTATGTGCAGCTTGTCCAAACTCTTCATTTGATTCCATGATTGGAACAGCAGCGCAGACCATCTTACACAGATGCATGATCTGTGCATAGTCGTCTGGGTCTAAATCGCCACCTGCTGACATTATGGACACATCTATCTGACCTGTCCACTCTACGTTGTTTGTCACCGTCTTTTCCATGATAGGACGAATCCTGATCAAGAAGTCGTCGTCTTCTACGTAATCTTCGACAGTCATTGAGTTATCTCCTTTTCACTTTGTTGCCACTAAACTTGATAAACTTAGGATGCTTATTCTTACCTTTTTCATACAACCAATCTTCTGGTATGATTCTATCGTAGAATAGAAACCCGTATTTTATACACCATTGACCATAAGTAGACTTTGCTCCCTTACGCAACTTGCGCCTACTATTCTCAAAAACAAAACGAATGTCAAGACTAGGGTGCTGTTTTTTTACGGCAAGATGCTTTCTTCTATCTGCCGCTGTAAACATACCCTTTGTCTCTATTATTATGCCATTGCACAGCACGAAGTCTGGAGTATACGTTCTATAAGCTAGGTCTTCCCATTCTATCTTTAGTTTTTCGTATTCATAGCTGACACTATGCTCTTCAAGATAGACAGATATTTTATGCTCTAGTCCGCTTCTATATCCATATTTTCGTGCTGCGCGAAATGCTTTGTAGTTAGCCACTAGAATCCGCGACCTTTCCAAAAGTCAACGGGATCACGATATCCAATAGCCTTCAGTTCTTCTCGCAGAACTTTATCCGCTTCGTTACGTGCCTCAATAGCCGCACGTACTCCAGCAGTTTTGCGCTCACGATATTCCTTACGCAAGTCGCTAAGTTTCTGCTCAGTAAGTTTGATCTCTTCTGTGAGAGCATCAAGTTCAAGTTTTTCATCCATCCATATACTCCTCTGTTAGCGATACATAAGCAACCGTTTTAGGCTGTTTAGCTTGGGACGCTACGGCAGGACGTTCAGTCAGTCCGGGCCAACAAGCAAAACGAAAACGGCAAAAGACACAACTCTGATCCAGAACCATGTTGCCTGTCTCTTTACCACGAAAGGTTTCTGGCACAGCATCAAAGCAACGCTCAAACCTATTCTCTTTTATTGTGTCTGCAGTCTGTTGAATATGGGCTACTTCCTTGTCAATGTCAATAGCTGTAGCTGGAACATATTTGAATTGTCCATTTGCTTTGTTGACTACCCACCATCCGCCAGCATTTTTACCGGCTGCTTTTGCATATCCAGCAAGCTGTGCTACATACCCAAAGGCATCACCACTTTTCAACGACTCAAATGAGTCAAACTTGTGTGTGTAAGACCAATTAGATGCGGACTTAATATCGTCAACAGCACCATCAATAACAATATCGTAAGTGCCGTCGATGGATGTGTCATCATCAAGTTTAAGAGTAACCTTTTTATTATCCTCATACTGCACTCCCGCCTCTTTCAACAGACCTTTGAAGACAGCCTCAACGATGTCTCCAAGCATCATGTTCATTACAAATGTTGTGGGTAGAGGTAGTGCTTTCTCTGGTTCGTTTTTCTCAAACCAAAGCTGACAAGTTGGCCTACCTACATTTGACATACGTAGGCCAAACTTATCTCGCTTATTGCCCCCGCCAAACTGACGGGCAATAGCATTCATAACATCAAGGCCGATCTGCTCAACTGTTTCCTTTGAAACTGTTGACTTACCGTTAGTAGCGTCCTCCATGTATTGATACAATGCCAGTTCAGCAGGGTGTTGCATTAGGCTGCTTCCTCTTCGTCTACTTCAACATCTACCAGATCGTCAACTATGTCCATTTCATCATCACCGATCTGTGAGTTAGCCTTTTCAGACCAAGCACTGGAAATGTAGCTGTTGTAGTTGTCAATCCATGACATAAAGTCGCTGAACATTTTATGTTCGTTGTCAGTAATGTCAAGAGTCTTAGACAGGTCAAGGGACACAACAGGCACATAGAAGCTGTTACCGTTAGGCAGCTTACGCTCCTCTGTATTTGCTGTGATGATATGCTGAATAGGAAGACGCTGCATCTTTGCCAGCTTAGACATAGTGTCACCCACTAGCTTAAAAGCATCACGATTGTCAATCTCCCAAATAAATGGGCTGGGATCGACAGACACCTCTTCTCCGCTATCATTGACGGCACCCGTAAGAGTTACTTCACCAAGTATTACACGCACACGTTTAATCTGCTTGATGAGTTCCTTAGTTTTGTCTGGCAAGGCATTGAAGTCCTTGATATAACCAGCAGGTTTGCCGCAGTTAAATCCACCATCATTGTCTTTCAAGTCCATATTCAGGCTATCAGCCATCAAAGTCTTGATATAACGATTAGGCATCTTTTCATTACCCTTGACGAAACGCTTATACATATAACGCTGCATGTGAGGGCGAATCTTGACAGAGTTAGCATAGTACATAGGACCGTCTGGGACTTCCAGACGATATGCACCAGCTTGCACCACTTCCATGTTGACTTTCTTACCACTTACCTCTCCTTCACCCATGATAGGAGAATGGGAGATGCGAAGACGCGGCAAATTGCTGCTCTTCTGTGAGGTGGTTTCATTGGCAATACCCATTGCCTTAGCCATTACGGCGTAGTTGTTAGTATCTATTGTAGTCAGTTCCATATTTTATACTCCTTCTTTTGAGTTGGAAAGCATAGTTATATCACGACACGTCTCTCGTGTCAAGCCAGTTGGGGCCGATTTTTGCCTCTAGTTCCAAAGGAACATTGAATACCAACCCCCAACGTATGGTAATCAACTCAGGTAGCACCCTGTTAGTTTCATCTATCAAATTGATAACCCTCCTTTCTTCATCAGGGTGTACGTCAATAACGATTGAATCGTGTACAGTATTTACCACACAAGATAACATGCCGTCAAGCAATTTATCTATGTGTAATAATGCCACAGGTACTATGTCGGCAGTGGCAAAAGACTGCACAGGGTAGTTCTTTATCTGTGTGAAGTGAGATATACGCCCACTAGGCTTGCGCCGCACGTTTGGAAATGCAAACTCGCGTCCCGATGGAGTAGTTATCTTACGCTTACTCAGAGCTTCTTTAGCCAGTTTGGTGTGCCATATCCCAATCCCTTTGTATTTCTGCGTGAAGTGTTCATAGTATTTCGCCTCCGCTGCAGTTCTCCCAAATCCCGTTGCGCCATAAAGCGGAGCAAACGTATGCGCCTTCGCAGTCTGACGATCCGTAGGTTGACCAGCATCGGTAATAACCTTAGCGGTGTATGCATGTACATCAAATCCAGTAGATACTTCATCAATTGCTACTCCATCCTGTGAAAGATATGCAGCGGCGCGAAACTCTAGCTGTGCAAAGTCAGCCTCTAGTATCTTACCACCGTCAAAGCGAGACTTGAATACACGCTTCACCGGAAACGTGCCGCCTCGTGGCATGTTCTGCATATTAGGATCACGTCCACTGAATCTGCCGGTGGATGTCATATGCTGTGTCAAACGAACATGCAGCTTACCATCCTGTTTTGTATACATGCGAATGCCGTCTACAAAAGACGATAGATAAGTTTCTACAGCCGACAAGCGTCGAACTTTTGACAAGAAGTCAACTGCATCTGTCATATTTTTGGCACGTGCTGCCGCCTCAAGTGTTAACAGATTCTGCTTACTTGTGCTGAAACCATTGGCAGACCCCCACTTAGGAGATGGGGGCTTGAAACATAATCCTGCACGATTTGCTAAGTTATCAAGGGTATACCCCTTTGCATCACATGTCTTGCAACGTGTCGGATTTGTATACGGACTACCATCTTTCTTGGTCTTGCGTACATAACCTGTGCCGTTACAAACTGTGCATTGCATGGCTTTTGTCTTATAAACTCTTTTAGTGCCACCTGCTATCAGACTACGAAAGTCCACATCATTCATGTATGGATCAATTGCATTAGCCCAGAATTGTTTGTCAGTTACACGACGGCTATACACAACCCAAGACAGTTGTTCAGGACTGTTGAGGTTTATCGGTGTATCCCCCATCAATTTGCGAACATGTTGCTGCAAGTCTTTTTGTAGATCATCACGCTCTTTTTCAAACTGCTCACGCACAGCATCAAGCTCCTGTAAGTCTACACAGAAACCACGTTGATATATACGTGCAAGACATACTGCGACTTGGTTGGTCAGGTCAACTGTACCCATAAGCCCAGAGTCCTTTTGACTATTGAGCCGCAACATCTGTTTATCGGACAACTGTTGTGTCGCCTCAAGGTCTGCACTTAGATACGACTCAAGCAAGCCATGCGGTATATCACGTGTACTATAGCCTTTGGCAAAGTACTCTTTCAGTGTGTCCTGTTTACGTGTGTCAAGCATGTAACGCTCTGCACATGCAGCAAGAGACAGAGGCTCCTTCTGTCCACGCTGCAGGACATATTCTGCCAGCATTGTGTCGTACACAGGGCCATCGTACTTGAAGCCAGATTCCCACAGCCACAGCAGGTCATGTGCTGCGTTGTGGCAGATAAGAACAGTGGCTTCGTCCAGTTCATTCTGAACCATTTCGTGATTTCCTATGCCCTTAACAACCATTTCAGAATGGTCAAAGGTAACGATAGTCTCCTTGCCTTGGTCAGTCAGCATACCCACCATGACCAAAGTATTGTTTGGCTCAAACGGGTCCATGTGAGTCTTGCCGTCTCGCTTAGTGACAGTGTTCTCTACATCAAGTGTGAGTTTCATATCTTCTCCTCTAATTGATCAATACGAACATTATAACAATCTGCCTTGACTGTATAATTATTTGATGGATCAACATCCCCTTTCTTCAAGAAGTTGGCTTTATCAAAGTATGTTTCTTTTGTCAACACGCCAAGAAACCAGCCTATCGAAAAATCATTCAAGACACGGACAAAAGCATACGCATCACAGTCCTGCTTTGTGTTGAACTTAGCAATACTACACTCGTAGTGTGGCAGTGGTTTGACAGAGGTTTGCTTGGTTTTTACCTCCACACGCTTACCTGCTTCTGTGGTGAAGTCGTAGTCGTAGGTGTTGTTCCAATCACCACCCAAAACACTCATGGCTACCTGCTCACCTAAAAAACCTGCCACATTACCGCCGCCTTTGAGTATGCTGTTGTTAATCTTACCCATTTCTACTGCCTTGGCACGTGCCGCCAGCAGCATTTCATCTGTTATCGTTACTTCTATCATACTGATGTATACCTCGCTGTTTGATATTCAAGTTCACAATCTGACACACCGTGCCAGCCCGACAGCTTGTTCTTCACCACGTTGAGGTGACGCTGTGGGTCTTCTTCTATTTGCGAAGAAGTATCACCGCTAGTCATGGGATTTTTGGCGATCATAACCATAAGGTCTGCCTCTGCCGCCTTGCCTGTACGTGATCCCTCCATCATAGACTGATTGAGAAGCACCTTGCCCTCTGCCTCTGCAGATAGCTGCGACATATAAAACATGACACAATCATGCTCCTTAGCAATCATACGTGCGTGTATGGCGTTGGCTTTCAGCGCCTCATCTGTACGGGCAAAGCCCCCCATCTTGGCAAACTTATCCCCCATGTCAAGCAGCACAATATCAGGCTTGTAAGACTTACATACGGACTCTACCCATGCCATATCCCTGCCGGTGGCATCTTTGATCTTAATGCGTTCCTTGACAGGCGAATATAGATCACGCGCCTTGACGGGATTGTCCTTTATCTGACGCATAGTCATGCCTGTAGCAGCAGTAAGGTAACGCGCACCCACACGATGATACCCCTCTTCGTTGCACAGGATAATACAGTTCGCCCCTTGATGTGCGAAGCCACCCGGCGCGGCAATCAGGCTGGCATGAAACGATGTCTTGCCAGTATTTGGCCGTGCGCCGATTTCGACAAGGTGACCGCCATTAACACCCTCAACCTGACGACACAACGACGGTATGTTGAATGTCCAACGGGCCTCAAGATCAGCCTTACTCATAAGCGTCTCCAGTTCTATATCCTCCCACTCAATATTGAGATTGGGTGTAAAGTCATCCCCATATTGCTCTAGCAATGTACGCAAAGGCTCCAGACTTGTCTTGTCGCCGTTCACATAGTCAAAACCAAGATTAGCAATATCTTCGCCTATCACCTGCTGAAAGAGCTTAGACAGCACCTCCTGTGCAATGTCATTGCCCATAGGTTTCTCGCTTTTGATTTGCTTGAACAAAGAGCCATACGCGGTCTTCTGTGCTGTGGTAAGAGTGGGATTGTTCGACATGAACAGTGCCTCAATCTCATCAGGCATAACACTACGCTCATAACGCTCCATAGCTGTGTCGATAGCAGACTTAATCTTACGCACGTCCTTGCTGAACAAGCGGTCAGGACATTTAGCCCCACGATGTTCATCGTAGAACTCCTTGTCCATCAAGCTACGTATTAGTGATAATTCCATACTCTGCTCCTATGTTGTGTAATCTTTCGATGTCTGTTGGGTTACGATATTTTAGATCGTCTGTCAAACGCAGGACACGAACATCCTGCACATGACCCCGAAGCTCCTTAGCAGCAGCTAATGTTTTGGGCAGAGCATCGGGGTCTAAGGCAATGATGGCCGTTGAGAACTGCGAGAGATACCTCTTGTGTGATTCCTGCAGCGATGTACCCAACACAGCAACCCCAACAAATACATCACCGCCTACAACTGCGGCACTCAGGCAGTCCTCAACAACCACAGCCACAGTACCATGACCGTAGCTGTATGGCAAGCCACTTTTTCCGTATCGACGCCATTTAGGCAGACGCTTGCCCAGTGACCGGCCAGTGGCATCGACAATACGGCCTTCGTGCATGATAGGGAAGACCATACGATTCTCCTTCACATCACGTAAAAGACCAAGTTTTTCGGAGTCCAAGCCATAGAACTCCCAAGCAATCTCTGCCACATCGTGGTCATACGGCACGATATATTCAGGCATAACAAAGGTATCCTGTGCTGCGTAGTCATCGGCCCCTGCAAATCCAAGACGGATATCATCCACAGATAGATGGACACGAGTGCCGCCTTTTGTGGGACAGGAAGCCTTATAACAATTCCACACGAGAGAACCCATGTTGTTTGTTACAGTGAAGGTCTTGTAACCACCACAATTAGGACAATCCATTCTACGTGTTTGTCCATTAGGAATGTCTATATCATTTATAATGTTATATACATTATTCATGTATACTCCCTTTCTCTGCGGCACTTGTGATGCTTTTAGCATGTTTGTTTCGCTCCGTCAACGCAAAGTTTGCACTCGTAAGCGTGTTTTTTAGGTACGGCTTGACAGAAGCGGGATTAGAATGCCCTGTAACCGACATAATTTGTGCCAATCCGACACCTGCTTCAACCATTTCGGTAGTACCGGTCCTCCGTAAGTCAGACAAACGCAACTCTTTTGACAAACCTGCGTCATCCATGATTTTTCGTGCAAATTTAGGCAGTTTGTGTAGTGAGTATGGCTTATATTCGCCCCCTATGGCATATGGTCGCGGCACAACATATTGTTGAAAGCCAAAATCCTGCTTTTGTTGCGTCAACATGTCACATAGATCATCTGAAATAGGCAGATGTACGTCTGCGCGACGTTTAGACTGCTCTATCATCACAGTTTGTGTCTCAAAATCTATGTTAGACCACTCCAAAAGTCGCATATCTCCCAATCGTTGGCACCACTCATATGCCATCTGTGCAATAAGACCCACATTACGGGTGCTAAAATCCCCATAGGCCGTGTCTAGGAACTTTGTGACATCTTCCCTAGTCCATACCGTCTTGCGGCGCTCTACGGGCCTCTTACGGATGCTTGAGAAGGGATTTAGCACACACAGTTCCTCCCGAAGGCCGTGATTGAACACAACCCGCGTTACTGACATTACGTGATTAGCCATCTGCACACCTTTGTCGCACCACTCATTATATGCCGTCTTTGCGACACGTGTGGTTATATCTGACAGAGGTTGCTGGCGGAGGGACTTGCCCTCCACCCGCGTTTGTAACATGACGCTAAGAAAGTATTCATACTGTTTCTTAGATTCATCACGTAAGTTATTGTAATCAAAAGACTTGTAATAGTCATCCACAAGCTCTTGTACAACCATTTTGTCAACCGTTGACATTTATGCCGCCATCTGGAACGCAGCAGAATCTACCCACTGTGCAACTTCCTGCTCACGCTTCCACATGGTTTCGCCAACAGTGTCGTTGCCCGTCTCGCGCAGCCTGAAACCGTTCTTTTCATCTGCATACGAGGCGTAGTTGGTAAAGGCAGAGTACAAAGCCCACTTGTTGCGACCACGTGTCGCAGCCTCTTTGTTGTACAACTCCCACATCTTCAATGCCTTGCGATCAGAACGAACAATACGCTCAATCAAATCTTTGACATCCAGACGACTGAAGTCGGTTTCTGCCCAGCCTTGAAACATTCCCACATTATCATAGAAACTGGTGGCGTTTTGCTTGAGTTCCTTGATGAACATGTCAAGAGAAAACCTACTGGTGTTCTTTTTCTTGATGCTGTCGTACTTGCCGGTGATCATGCCGTTGGTGCAAAAAAAGTCGATAGCACCAAACCAAACCATATTGGAGCATGATCCATCAATACCATGCAAGGCAATGATACGTGAACCAATGTCCGTGCTATGCCTGTCTGTAGTCACACGTGAACGCATATTGGGCAGGTGGATATCGGCCTTGACCCATGCATTATTGCGCACAGTGGTCCATTTGGCCGTCATATTAGACGTGTCTGCATCATCCAATTGATCCACAATCGTGTCATACACGTCTTGATAGAACTTGTGATGGGGCGCACACTTGAAGCCGGAACCTACAATACCAAGGTATTCTCCGGTAGTGCCATTGATGACATACTTCTTTCCATCAAATTTAGTGCGTTCAAACTCCACGTCAAACTGAAGTTTCTCAGGAACGAAGTCGTTGTTAGTAAAATCTAGCGGCATGATTTTTCTCCTTTCATAGCCAAGTGATAGTGTGTTATATCAGGAAATAGACACATAGTCAAGTGTCATCCTCCTCTGCCAGCACCCAATCTGCGTAGTGCATACGCATACCATTGTCATCTTCTTTGGGTACAAACTTAAAGATGCGGTGCAGGTCACACTGTATACGTTCCAGCTTGCCTACATCAGATATCCACAGGTCTTGGCAGTCAAAGATAGTCTGCAAGATATCCTTCAAGTCGTTGTGTGCCTGTAGTAACTGTAGTCTGTTGTCATGTGTTACATTCATTGTCAATCTCCTAATCACAAGATGTCTGTCGGGTAATCACGGCCACCCAACACTGCCGTTCTTCATCATACTTGACTGGACGGACCAGCCTCGTTCCATATCCAAAGGGATGCCACCCCTTGAAGTATAAGTCAACCTGTTTTTGCAGACCAAGTTCTGTCTCGTCTGTCATCTCTACTCGTATGTCTTTCATCAGCAGTATATCCTTTCCATAATTCCATTGAAGGCATGTAAAAACATCCATCCTATGCTGGCCCATATACACGCAAACAAGAACATCTCAATGCCGTCATGCGTGAGGTAGTAGTCCACTACCTTGTCCCATAGATTACTCATGCTCACTCTTCCACTACTACTGCATTATATAGATTAGCTACGCGATGCGCTTCTTTGTCTGCTTTCTCACGAGACACATCAAAAGCCTTGCCGACTACCATACCACTACCGTTTCTTTCCCAAGACACCAAATCAACATTGTATGTCTCACCAGAAAAATGTGATGTTATTCGTACTTCATAATCACTCATGCTCACCTCCATTACCTCTACCCAAGCCACCAAAGTAATTAGGCTTACGCTTGGCTGTTTCAAACACACCAGCAGTGATGAAGATACCAGCAATCAGCAGGGCATGGGCAAGCGCACTGATGCCAAAGGCAACGATGCTGCCTACCCACATACTAAAGATAATACACCACATCCATGCCAGCACCTGCATCACCATGTGCCGTGTGTTCATATCAGGTATGTGGGCCTCTCCTT